GCATAAATTTTAGGTAATAAAGCCTTCTTTCCTCTCCGATAGAATAATAAATTTTTTTTATAACAGTAATATATCTTTCAACTATTCCCTCATTTTTTAAATACCACAAACACTTCAAAAAGTCAAGACCCCAAAAAGTGGGGTCTATCGCAATTTTTCATATTCCGTAAAAATACGCTCAAGATTAAAAATTTAGGATTTAACCTTGACAAAAACGCTTTTAGAACAATATGAATTAGTACAAGAAGCAATCGAAGCCGTTATGGCATCTCAAAGTTATGAGATCAATGGCAGAAAATTAACACGTGCTGATTTAGAGATGTTACAAGCAAGAGAAGAACGACTCGAAGATAAAATCCGAAAATATGGGTCAAACTATAAAATAAGCGAAGACGATACCCCTCCACGGAGAGGCATTACTATCAAAAAAGCGGTATACCGATGAGTAAAATTACCGTAACCCCAAACTTACTTGACAAAGCATTCTTGGCCATAGCCCCACAGTATGGATTAGCGCGCATTCATTCACGCATGAAATACGAAGCGATGGCATCAGGTGGATACATAGGTTCCGACACCTCAAGACGTTCTATGCGTTCGGCCAATGCTATCATAGGCTCTTCCGATACAGATGATCTTCCATCACTTGAAGCCTTAAGAGCCATTTCCCGCGACATGTACCGAAATGCTCCTATCGTAAGAGGTGGCATGGATACGATGCGCTTTAATATTTTAGGCGCAGGGCTTACGCTTCAAGCAGATATTGACTATGAATTTTTAGGCATGAGTGAAGAAGAAGCGAATGCGTGGGAAATTAAAGCAGAGAGGATTTTCAGATTTTGGGCAGATAGTGAAAATGCAGATGCCGAGCGAACATCAAGTTTTTATGAGCTTCAAGTTATTGCTCTTTTAGGCTCTCTCATCAGCGGAGACATCTTTGCTGCATTGCCATATATTAACCGTAAAGATTCACCTTTTTCACTCGCTGTTCAGCTTATCGAAGCAGATAGATGCAGTAATCCAAATCAAAAAATGGATTCTCAAACGATCGCAGGTGGCGTTGAAACGGATGCACTTGGCGCACCTATTAATTACCACTTTAGCAAGTATCACCCCGGTGATTATACGTTTAATACCGAGTGGAAAGCGATACCCGCCTTTGGAACAAGCGGCAGAAAAAACATCTTACATGTATACGAAAAACTTCGTCCAGGGCAGCGCAGAGGTATATCCATTCTTGCACCGATCATCGAGCCTCTTAAACAGTTCACCGACTATACTCATGCAGAGTTAACAGCGGCCGTTGTTAGCGGTCTTTTTACAGTGTTTATTGAAAGTGAAAGTGGGAATTTGCCTGATGGTATAGAGGGAGATGGTGGTGTAACCAAAGAGCAACATCAAGATGAGATGAACCTTTCAGCAGGTGCCATCATAGGCCTATCACCCGGTGAAAAGGTATCTACTTCTAATCCAAATAGACCAAATACTGCGTTTGACCCATTTACACAAGCTATTTTAAAACAAATTGGATCAGCTCTAAACATTCCTTTTGAAGTGTTGATGAAACATTTTAGTGCTTCATATTCTGCAAGCCGTGCGGCACTGCTTGAAGCGTGGAAAATGTTTAAAACAAGACGGTTATGGTTTTCTAAAAAGTTTTGTCAACCAGTCTATGAGGCTCTTTTAACTGAGGCTGTTTTATTGGGGTATTTAAATGCACCGGGGTTTTTAGAAGATCCCATCATTAGAAAAGCATATTGCGGTGCTTCATGGAATGGACCAGCACAAGGGCAACTTAACCCAGTAAATGAAACAAAAGCAGCGGATATGCGTTGTGCATCAGGGTATAGCAATGCCACAAGAGAGGCTTCTGAGATCAACGGAAGTGATTTTGTTATGAATGTAAAACGTGCAAAAACAGAAATAGCACTCAAACTTGATGCAGGGCTTATAACGGTTGACACACCCATAGCTCCAATCGACACAAAGGCAGACTAATGAGCAGAATTTTAAATGCGTTATCAAACCAACCTTGGTTAATTTTACCAACTCATCTTGAGCTTATGAGCAAAATTGCTAAGCGCGAGAATGATGTTGAAGTTTTAGCGACAAAGCTAGGCAATAAGCTTGAAAATACGCGTAATGTCGAGATGAGAGGAAGTATCGCTGTTATTCCTGTTATCGGGGCAATTTATCGCTATGCGAATTTATTTACGGAACTTTGTGGAGCGACATCGACTGAAATTTTAGCCAAAGATATTACCGCTGCCATCGAAAACAGAGCCGTAAGTACCATCGTTTTAGTCATAGACTCTCCGGGTGGCCAAGCTTCGGGCATCGCTGAGCTATCAGAGCTTATTCGCAAAGCAGGAGAAAAAAAACCCATCATCTCTTATGTGGATGATTTAGCGGCATCGGCAGGATACTGGATAGCAAGCTCAGCCAATCACATCGCCGCCTCAAAAACGGCAATGATTGGAAGCATTGGCGCTGTTTACTCTTTTAGTATGGTAGATGACGGCATGCAAACGATTGAGATTGTATCTTCTGTAAGTCCTAAAAAACGCCCAGATATTCAAACGCAAGAGGGGAAAGAGCAAATCCAAGTATGGGCTGACAAACTAGGTCAAATCTTTGTCGAAGATGTTGCAAGAAACAGAGGTGTCACGGTAGAAGAAGTTTTACAAAACTTTGGACAAGGTGACTTACTCATCGGTGATGATGCTTTAAAAGCAGGGATGATCGATGAAATCACAACATTTGAAGCACTCATTGCAGAGCTTCAAACTAAATAAGGAGCAAAAAATGATGTACAAAGAGAGCGACATTACCGCGGCGATGATTCAAGAAAAATTTCCAAGCGTTGCGGCACAAATCGCTTCAAACATGGGAAGTGGGATTGAAATTACCGCAGATTCACTCAAACAAAGTCATCCTGACATTGTAGCTGTGTTTCAAAAAGAGGGAGTGGCAAGTGCCAATAGCGATGTTGATGCTTCCATTAAAGCTGAAAATGCACGGGTTATCTCTATCCTCGCGCTTTCAAAGGTTGGCTATGAAGATGTTATCAGCACTGCTTTAGCAGATAGCACCATGACCCCTGAAAAAGTAAAAGTTCAACTTTTTGACGCGATGAGCAAAACCAATACGGATACTTTCTCCGCCCATAAAAAAGATGGTGAAAGTTTAGGTGTAACGTTATCTGAATTGGGCGGAGGTTCAGCAGGTGCAGGTGATACGAAAGTGTCCGAGGATGAAAAAGCAGTTTCCGCCATGGCTGAAGCTGGAAAACAAGCGAGAGGAGAAACGAAGTAATGGATACATTTAAACCTGACAATTTAATCGCAGGAACGACACAAACGGTATGTGACATCGTCACAATCGCTTCGGGTGCATCACTCAAAAGAGGTGCTGTTTTGGGGAAAATTACAACAGGCGGTAAATACATTCTTTCTGCATCTGCCGCATCTGATGGTAGTCAAACACCTTACGCCATTTTGGCAGATGATGTTGATGCAACATCGGCAGATGTTACGAATGTAGCGGTGTATATCAAAGGTGAGTTTAACGAAAACGCGTTGAGCTTTGGAACAGGCCATACGGCAAGTAGTGTAAAAGCCTCACTTCGTGATGCTGGTATCTACATCAAATCAGCTGTAAAAGCGTAAGGGGAAACTATGTTAATTAGTATTTACACAACAAGAGCCATGGCAGCGGCAATGCGCCAAGAAAAAGTAACTGGTAACTGGCTTTTAGATACATTTTTCTCAAAAGTTGACCCAGTTATCACAGAGACCGTTGATATTGATATTATCAAAGGTAAGCGAAGAATGGCTCCATTCCAATCGCCAAAAGTTGAGGGTAAAATCGTCGAAAAAATGGGATTTTCTACCAACACTTATAAGCCTGCGTATATCAAGATTAAAGATGAACTAAGCGCTTCAAGTGTTGTTGAAAATAGAGTAGCAGGGGAGTCAATTTACTCTTTAATGTCACCAGTAGAGCGTGAACAAATTCTTTTAGCAGGTCAGTTAAATGATTTTGAACAAATGATTGTTCGCCGTGAAGTATGGATGGGTGCGCAGCAACTCATCAATGGGTATGTTGATGTTGTAGGTGAAGGCGTTAATTATAGAATTGATCTTTTAATGGAGTCTACTCACAAAATAACGCTTACAAGCACAGACATGTGGACAGACAAAACAAATAGCGATCCCGATGCCGATGTCGCAGATGCCATTAGATTGATTCAAAAAGACGCTGGTATCTCAGCAAATATTATGTTTGGTAATACAACCACAATGGAAACTTATACCGCACATCCAAAAGTAAAAGACTCTTTGAACACTAGAAGAATTGAAACAGGGCTTATTAATCCTAAAGATTTAGGAGAGGGTGTTTCTTATTATGGTGATCGAATCATTGCAGGTAAAGTTATTGCTGTTTTTGGCTATGACGATTGGTATGAAGATGCTAATGGAGATGAACAACCGATGTTTGCAGATGGAAGGATCATCGTTTCATCAACCAACGCCGATGCTAGACGACATTATGGTGCTATAAAAGATAAAAAGGCTGGCTATGCGGCTATTCCTCGTTTCCCAAAAACATGGGAAGTTGAAGATCCAAGTGCAACATGGTTAATGGTCCAATCAGCTCCACTTCCTGCATTCCATCAAATTGATGCGATTGTCTCCATGAAGGTCTTCTAATGAAAGCCATTAAACTCATTACCGCTGCGAAAGTAAACGGTAGCAAACATGAACCAAAAAAGACTTTGGTTGTTGGTGAAGATATTGCGCTTGAAGATGCTCAGTATCTTGTTACCCATGGTGCGGCAGAAGAGACCTTTTTGTCAAGTGAAGATGTAAAAGAGGTCACTAAGCCACTGAGTGAAAATAACGTCAAAGAGTTAAAACAAATGTGCGCTGATCTTGGGTTTGAAAACTATGAAAAGCTTAAGAAAGATGAGTTAATCGCTTTGCTTGAAAAAGGTGTAGAGGGTGAAAACATCATTGATGTGGATGAATTGAACAAAGACGAGTTATTAGCATTGGCAGAAGAAGAAGGCATTGAATTACCAGATGATGCAGACATTGAGACAGTGCGAAAAATTATCTTTGATGCGATGAATAAAGAGTAACCCATGAGCTTCAAAGACCAACTAACCGCTGACTTTGAAAAAGTCTTTATGAATAAGGATGAAGTCGCCGATAGCATCTTTATCGATGGTGTTGAAGTCGCTGGGATCTTTGAAGAAAATGGGGGGCAATACGATGAAGTGGTTCCGACCATTTCCATCGCGGCATCGGTTGCGATTAGTAAAACATCGGTGATCGTTGTTAATGATGTGACCTATTGTGTTGTGGCGATGAAGCCCCCTAGGTTTGGTGAGCGCATTGTTATTCTTGGAAAGGGAACGCTGTGACCGCCATGTATTTTAACAGTGAAGCAGAGGCGAGAACGGTAGTGGCGGACATCATCCGCCCTATTTATGGTGCGGCTCATCTGTTCATCGCTGAGCGAAATAAAATGAACATTGGGTTACGAGAAGTTGTCTTTGTTGCGCGCGTTACAAAAGACGATTCCAAGGGAAATGACCTTGTTAACGCATTTTTTGAGGCGCAACTCTCTCAGGATGAACGGTTGGAGTGGATGGGTACAAAAATGGATTTTATGCAAGATGAAGAAACTGAATATTTCTTGATTAAAACGGTGATCGAAAATGGAAATTAAAAAAATGAGTAGTTTAACACTAAAAGAAAGGGGTTAAGATGGCGAGAGTATTAGCAAAAGCGGGTGTCCGTGTTGCCGTAGAAACGGTTGCAGGTACGTACCAACTCCCAAGTGAGGTGCTAAAGATTGAGAGTGCCGTGATGCCAAATGCCGAGATGGACACGGTAGATATTCCAAACTTTAGTTTTTTTGGCGGCATGCAAGATGCGGTTGTTATTGCAGATTGGGCGGTAGGTAAGCTGGACATTACGACCTCATTGTACAAAGGGTTGTCGTATTACGAAACACTTTTTGCCATCTGCAATCTTAAAAAAACAGCCGTGACAACACCATATGATGGTTTTGCCTTTACGCCTGAAACACACGCAACGAAAACAGCAAGCATTGACATTGTTATGCCTGATCGTAAGTTTAAATACCAGGGTGCAAAAAGTAGCTTTAAGATGAGTGGAAAAGTCGGAGATAAAATCTCTCTTACCTTTAGCATCCAAGGCAGTTATGTTGGTCAAGTTGTTTCAGCACAAACCATCACGGATGTTGCAGGGGATGAACTTATGCTGATTCGCCGAATAGGTGGCATGAGCATCAATGGTATTGAGATCAATATGAGTGAATTTGAATTTGACATGGGAAGTACCATCAACCAAGAAAAGTTTACCAATGTTGGAGAATTTCACCTCTCCGACTACGCACCAAAGCTGACGCTTAAAACACGACTAGAGAGTGCAGGAAGCGATGGATTTGATGAACTTGCAAGTGGTGTGAGTATGGAATTTGTCTGTGACCTAAAAGATACCGAAGGTGATTTAATTTGGAGGCTTAGCATTCCAAAAGCAAAGATCTCTAAGCAACCTGACTACGAAGACAGCGATGGCATCTTTGTCATCAGCAGAGAATACAACGCAGTTTCAACCAACGGCGATGACAACTTTACGCTTTACCACTTTACACATTAAGGATTTGTGATGATTAAAATACACACTAAAGTACCTGTAGACGTTGATGGTTCAATTTTTAATTTAACCGTTAGGGACGTTTTCCCTGATGAAAAAAAAATACTTGAACAGATTGCGAAAGAGCAAAAAGAGCATATTGAAGAGGAGAAAGTAAAAGAGCGAAAAAAAACAAAAAATGAAATTGCTTTACAAGAAGCCGAAGATACTTTAGCAGTTAACAAAAAAATACTTGGGCTTATTGACCCTAAAGGTAGGCTATCTTTACTTGTCGAAATCAAAAAATTAGGGATTGAAGTAGGAAAACTAAAACTAGAACGTTTAGATTTAGAAGATCCTAATTACACAAAAGCAAATGATGCTTTAGAGCGTATCTATAAAGAAAAGTTTAATTTTGTTGTTGGTGGGGAAGAAAAAGAAGCGCTAAAAAAAATGGCATCAGAGCATAATATTAGTTTCCAACGCATTTGGGAAGAGATTGATGACGGTATTACGGAGCAAAATAAAAAAAAGTTGCCCGCCTCGGAAGATGGGCAGAGCAAGTAGCCAAGAACGGCGAAATACCCCCTTCCGCAGAAGGGATTGATGCAAAGACACTCGCCCTTTACAAAGAGAGAGGCGTCGCAATTTTGGAAGATGAGTATGAGATATTTATAGGTTCTTTGTTTCTTAGGGCAAATAATACAAATGAATATGGGAGCACCATAAACTTTGAAATTACGAAGTTATGGTGTGAAAGAGCAGAGCTGGATGCTTTAGAAGTCTATGACATCTTGAGCTATATGGGGGCAAAAGCAAATAAGGGAAAATAATGGGCGTAGAATCACAAATTAGCATAATTATTAACTCCTCTCTTGATGGAAAGGGATTTGATGATGCTACCTCTGCAACCAACAAACTTAAAAAAGCTACAAGCTCTCTTTCTATTAATTCCCCCTTTAAAGCCTTACATGATGGTGCCAATTCTCTTGTTTCTCCTTTGACAATGGTTAAGGGGACTATTGCCGCATTAGGAATTGGTGTATTAATTAAAGAGAGTTTAGAGCTTGCAGATACTTATAGTCTTGTAAGTAGCCGTTTAAAACTTGTATCCGCAGATAATATTGAACTCGCAACAAATGAGCAAGAACTTTTTAAAATAGCACAAAATAGCAGACAAGGGTATAAAGGTACAGCAGATTTATATTATAGCATCGCTCGCTCTACGGAAAATCTTGGAAAGACACAAACAGAAACATTAGGTGTTACAGAAACAATTAGTAAATCATTAGTTATATCAGGGGCAAGCGCAGAGAGCGCAAAGTCGGCACTTATACAACTAGGGCAAGGATTTGCTAGTGGAACTTTAAGAGGAGAAGAGCTTAATAGTGTTTTAGAACAATCTCCACGTCTTGCTGAAGCAATTGCAAAAGGGATGGGTGCGGCGGTTGGAGATCTTAAAACTCTTGGTGAACAAGGAAAGTTAACCTCTGATGTAGTTTTTAAAGCTTTGCAGAACCAAGCCAATGTAATCAATAAAGAATTTGCTCAAATAACTCCTACTTTTGGGCAAGCTATGGAAAATGCCTCAAACTCCTCTTTAAAATTTGTTGGTACTCTTGACAAAATAACAGGAGCTTCCTCTGCCGTAGCATCTGCAATTTCTAATATATCCAGTAAAGTTGATCAATACTCAGAGAGTATAAGAGTTGCATCATCAAGTGTTTTTGAGCAAAAAACAGTCGATGATATAACGATAAAAGCAAATAAAATTGCAAATGAAATTCTAAGTTTAAAAACGGCACTTAAAGAAGACGATGGTTGGTTATGGTTTGGATTAGATGATCGTACAACAGGGGAATACGAAAATAAGATCAAGCGCCTTGAACAACAAATGGAGCAATTAGGGCAAGTTGCTATTGATGTTTTATGGAAGACAAAAGATGGAACAAAAACTGCGGTACTCTCCGGTACAAAAGTTAAAGAACAAACCGATGAGGCATTAAAAGCATACTCAAAATATTATGAGACTATCGGAGATTATGCAACTGCATGGGCTATCAAAGAGCAAGAACTTATTAGTAGTAATTCTACACTAAGCGATGAACAGCTTAAAAAGATGATTTCAGCAAGTAAAAAAGACTACTTTGATAAAGAAACAAAATCTTCTAATTCGGAAGCAAAAAAACTTCAAGAAGATTATTATGACTATATCGCGGATCTTAGTAAAACATCAACTAAAGATAAAGTAGATCAAGAAATTATACAAGAAGCCTATAAGTACCAAAAATTCCTCGATGAGCATAAGCTTTCCTTAGAGCAAAGAGAGGCATTAGAACGAGCGTTTACAACTACAATTGATCGCATCCAAGAAGATGGGCAGAAAGCAAGTCTAAAAAAGCAAGAAGATGCTCTTTTAGAATACTATAAAGCGATTGGCAATGATGTAAAAGCAGGGGAAATACAGCTTCAAAGGTACAAAGAGGAACTTGATAAAACAAACCTATCACAACCTCAAAAAGACCAAATGTATAGTGTTGCAAAAAATGATTATGATAGAACGGCTCTTTCAAAACAGCTAGATCAAAATGAGCGCTATTATGAGGCAATAGGTGATTATGCTCTTGCGGCGCAGATGAAGATTGAGAAGCTACGCCTTGAGCTTGAAAAAGACAATTTTTCTACAGATCAAATTGACCAAATTATAGCAGCGGAAGAGAAAGCTCTTGCAAAAACAAATGCATACTCCACAATTCGTATTCAAAATATTACAACGTTAAAAGACGCGATGGATCTATACCAAGAGCAAACACTCGTAAGTGCTAAGAGCTATGGTGAGCAAGTTCTCGAAATAATGAACAATGTTTCAAGTGGCATGAATAGTAGTTTTGAAAGCTTTTTTGATACTCAAAGTAGCAACTTTATGGACTTTAGAAACCTTGCAAACAATATTTTAAATGATATTTACATGTCCATTATGAAAACGGCTGTTATTCAGCCTTTGGTTAGTAGTCTAACTTCAGGGGTTGCAGGCATTGCTGGAAACATACTATCGTCGTCTCCGTCTTCTTCTTCATACGATTATGGCAGTGGCTCACTTATAAATTCATATTTTCAAGCATATAAAGGTGGGATGATCCCTTATAATGATGGTGGATATACAGGAGACGGTGGGAAATACGAACCCAAAGGCGTTGTTCATGGTGGTGAGTACGTCATCCCCCAATGGATGGTTAAACAAAATAAACCTCTTGTCTCAGCACTTGAAGTATCAAGAAAAAGAGGATACGCCGAGGGGGGGAGTGTCGGAGGAAGTATATCGACCACTCAAGCCACTGGCAATATGAAAATACAGATCATTAATCAAAGCGGTACACCTATGGAGGTTACAAACACTAAAAAGACTATGGATGCAGAGGGTGAAGTAATACAGCTATGGATCAGTGGAATTTCTAAAAATCGATATGGGTCACGCGATCTATTGGGAGGGAATTAATGGCTATCTATCCATCCTCCCCTAAAATTTCGATTGATAGCAGTAGCAAAACAATCAAAGAGTCAGTGCGTAGCCAAAGCGAAGCAGCATATACAATGTCTCGCCCAAAATATACACGAAAAAGAGAGAGTTTTGAACTAGTTTATACCAATATTTTAGTGACGGATTACCATATTTTGAAGAATTTTTTTATTACATACCAAGGGCAAAACTTTACGTATGTAAATATTGTCGATGGGTTAGAGTATACAGTTACGTTCAATATGGACGAACTTTCTCTTAAACTTGTAGGCGCAGGCAGATGTTCAACTTCTGTCTCATTGCTCGAGGTCTAAATGCGAAATCTTAAACTAGCAACCATCGCCGACCTTAACGCGCTAGGAACCGATAGCGTACTTCTTTGCGCGCTAGAGGTAAACATTCCATCAACTCCGACCGTTTATGTCGTGAACAATGGTGAAAATATCACCTTCCAAGAGCATGAATTTACCGCGTTTACTTTTGATATTGGCGAGATTACTGCAGGCAAGGGTGAGACGCCTAGTTTTCAAATAAGCCTAGACAACACTTTAAGGATCATGTCGCAATACATCATTATGTATGACACCTATTTAAAGCAAAATGGCATCGACGGTAATGGCGTAACGTGTGTCGCACATATTTTAAACACCTATGATCTTAGCGAATCAGTCTTGACTGAATATTTCCAACTCACAGATTTTAGCAATGCCAATAATGCAGTCACTTTCAACCTAGGAACAGAATCCCTTTACAACAAAAATTACCCACCACGCAAGATGTATGCAGATTTTTGCTCATTTAAGTTCAAAGATGCGCGTTGTGGCTATACGGGTAGCGCTCTTACATGTAACAAAACGCTAAGCGATTGCAGAGCAAAAAGCAACAGCTCTCGCTTTGGTGGCTTTATGGGCTTAGGGCAAGGATATCGCGTATGAAACTAGCGGACTACATCGGAATCCCTTTTGAGCAAATGGACTGTTATGCACTCGTGCGCGACATCTATAAGACACAGCACAACATTGACCTTATTGACCCAAAAATAAGGTTTGATGAGAACTACAAAATTTTCATGAAATTTGCGTTGGAGGTGTCTAAGAATTGGGTTACATGTAAACCACAAAGAGGAGCGGTGATGGCGCTAAGGTACGACATCAACCACCCAAACATCGTCACGCATTTTGGGTACTGCATCGATGATAAAAAGTTTATACATACGCTCAAAGAGACGGGCGCCATCGTCGATGACATTGCTAAGTACAAGACCATAACGGAAGGATTTTACACATATGCAAATCATAACGCATAGCAATATCCTTAACCCTTACGATCTTAAAGTCATTAAGTCGACCGCGCGCCATAGCTCGCAGATCGTTAAGGACCTTCTGATCGACGATGCGTATGAGGTCATTTTAGCTAAAAACTCGATTATCCAAGATGAGCCTTTTGATATTGAAGAAGGTGATGTCATAAACGTTATGTTTGTGCCTAAAGGTGGCGGTAGCGGCGGGGGGAACAAGGCATTGCGCTCGGTCATGATGCTTGTTGTCGCGGTCGCTTCCGCATGGACAGGTGGAGCGGCAACTGCTGCGTATGGGTCTATTTGGGGAGCCGTAGCCGCAGGAGGCGTGGCAATCGCAGGTAGTCTTTTGGTTAATGCCGTTTTACCTACGGCCACAAGTACAAGCTCCTTGAGCAATTCTGACTTTTCAAGCTCTACAACCTACTCTTGGGATGAGTCCTACAATAAATTTACACAAGGCACCCCCGTTCCTAAAGTTTTCGGAACGCATAAAATCACCCCACCATTGATCTCAAAATACATTCAAACCATCGACAATAAGCAGTATTTTAATGGTCTATATGCCCTTAACGATGGGCAAATTACAAGCATTTCGGACATTAAAATCAATGACGAATCGATCGCAAATTTTGACAACGTGACTTATGAAATCAGAATGGGCACAAACGATCAATACATGATCGCAAATTTCGACAATACGCGCTATGACAAGTCTATCGGTAGAAAAATAGATACTGACTACACCGTCGCTGAGACCAGTGGTGATGCCGTAACAGGGCTTACGGTAACGCTTTTGTTTGATCGAGGGTTATATTATGCTGCCGATGATGGAAGCATTGCTAACTACAGTGTAAAAATGGTTGTCGAGATTTCTAGCGATGGCGTGAACTGGAGTAGGGTTGGGGATTCTACAGACATTTATACGCCAACAGACGATTATTGGGTCGTATACAGTGCAAAAAGTGTAGGGCATTTTACACATTGGTGGCTAGATGGAAATACTGTAAAATCAAATAGTAATTATTTAAATC